ACGCCGAGAAAACTGTTGTAAACAATAAATACGGCGTAGCCAATTCACGCAATGCGCACCCATACGGCTACAGTATGGTTCATTTAACGCCTGATAGGCGGTGTAAAATTACACTTCTGGTGCGGGTGGTGCATTATATACAAAGCACCTAGGCAAACCTACGAAGAAATAACATTGAAAATCTTCACCAGCTGCCACCCACCAATCTAAAGAATCTCTATCTGAAGACTGGCCTGTTAAGGCAAATTTAAAGCCAGGTTGAGCTGTAGAAAACTGGCTTGTATTGAGGAAAGATGAATTACGAGCATAATAACATCTCTGATCACTTTCCCATGGTACCTCAAACTCGGCTGTTGGATTAACACTAGAATTAATATATAAAGCACCGTTAATTCCATCAATAAAGTCCAAAGGACCATTGTGCATAACTAAATTTGCCACCTGAGATTGGGAAGTGTTAGCTGGATAAGTCAACCGAATGTCACTCCAACTATTGGACGCTGAAAAAGGTCTACGTTCAATATACCCAGATATATGCCTAGACCACGAAACGGGGGAATGGATCATCATTTTATAGCGTATAGATCCACGATGGCCTTGAAAAGCCATGCGCACCCAATGCAACAAAATAGTGTTTACATACGTATAATCCCCCCCCGCTAATGTATTATCAATGGATTCACTTGCAACTCCTCGCAATGCTGGAAATTGAGGCCTAACTCCATGATAAGCGAAATAATCAAGACCATTCGACATCATATCTCTTCTATGTAAATTATACCTCTTAAGCATGGTGCGAAAGGACTTAATGGATTCACCCATGTAGACTAAGGGCAAATAATCATTGTCCTGCAAATGCAAGCCCATCAACATGGAATCAGCTTGCAAAGGTGCATTGTACTCGGTAGTATTAAACTCATCGGGTACAATTTCTGGACCTGATTGTTGCATAAAACCAAAACGTTGGAAATCATTGCTGGGGTTGTAAACCTCAAAATCGTCCCCCATCGATACATATACATTAATTTCTACACTATTATCGATAGTTCCGGATGGAGACGTCAAGGGAATTTCAGAAAAAATACCAATAACACCATTGCCACTCAAAGCTTCCGGTAAAACGGCTGTTCCATAAATATTGGACACATCAACAATAGGAGGTACTGTACGAGGCAATAAAGTTCTGTTTGCAGCATGAGGAACCGTGACCGTAAAGTCTGTCATATCAGCTAAATCAACAATATGAGTATACTGGACATTCATAACGTTCTCATTTGCAACATTTGTGGGATCATAAACAACCCTCAAACGGCCCTTATGAAAAGAGGAACATGCAACCTGAAATCTAAATTTCATAGATCCTGACCAATGTTCAAAAGGCAAAGCTGCAAACGCACAAGCGGGAAACCAATAATTTACGGGCGGCCCAGCAGTTTGTGCCCACAAAGTGGGCTGAACGCGACAAGTCCACAGCAGATCCGATGCACTAGCCTCAGACCATGAAAATTTGGTCAAAAATGTTTCCTTAGAGGCTATATCTCGAATATTCAATGAATCAACTCTAGGTAAGTTAACAATCGATGGATCTATAGTCAACTCCTGCTTATCGTCTGTAGTTAACTTTTGAACACTATCCGGCACATTTGTTAATGCCAATGAAGAAGTGGGATTCAAACGTCCTGGTTGCGGATTCTCAGTCTGAGGTGGTCGACAATAACCAAAATTACGAGCTACATCAGCTGTAGCTCCAGCTATAGTTTGTGTGGCTGTTGCATATTTCCCTATAACGGGAACGTTTTTCAACTTGCCAGCAGCACTAGCTATAGCTGTGGCAGGCTTAGAAATAAAACCTTTGGCATTGGCTTCATCAACCTCGGTACCCGACTGGGGCACGATGGTAGCTGGATTGGCTCTCGTCAAACCAGTGTAACTAATATCTTCGCACCAAGCATAAACTCGAATAGTAATAGGATCAGTAGATCCATTGGCATGCTTCAGAGGGTTCAATGACCTGAAAATAATTTCACCCATTTGAGACCATTCTGCTCGAGGTATATCCATATAATTGTATCTCCAATAAAAAGGCAATATCATATCACCTCCTGTTGAAGTTGTAGGATCCAGAAATACGTGCGGTCTTTGAGACTCAATAATAGCATCATTCGGTACCAAAGGTGACGTAGCATAAAAATCAGGAATAGCGGCAGGATGATATGAAGCCATTGATCTACCATAATAAAACCCATTGCCATTTATGGCAACTTTCACATGGAGTTTGGCCCTCAACAACTTATAATTTGCTATCCTATTTACGACCTTAGGATTATTAAAATAAGCGGACCAGGGATCCAAAATTTGATTCAAACTTGCGCCCACGCCCCATGCATAAGTAGAAATAAGCAAGGGTCTCTTAAAGAAATCCGACAAATCGGTATCACTAGAATCTTGTAACATCATAGTCGAATCCATTTCTCCTGATGGATCCACACAATAAGTAGAATGCTGGTCATCAAACTTAACATTCTGAGAACTCGCGCCTTTATTGGCAGTAATTGATATATCAAAATGTTTACCTGATTGCGGCATAAAACTAATGCATGAATCCTGTGATTGCGCGGAATCCACCACGCTATCACTTTGTTCATTTACAACATTATTAGCAGAACAAGTTTCTAATAATGGGTTAGGTTTGACTGTCCTACAACAGTAATTACTAAAATTATTTCCGAGTGGTTTATTTAACCGATATGCACGTGCACTCTTTGTACAACCGGGTTGTGAGAAGTGGTTGACTAAACCTCCCCTAAATAAGGGTATCCGACGAGGCGGATGTCCACAAACAAAGCCTATACTATGATTTCTCACATCATATGTATGGTAACCAATGTTTATGTGCAATTTTGCTACCATCAGATTGCATACTGGGAGACAGTTTACGACATATCTAGGTCGGTCTAATTGTGGCAAATGGTAAATTAAATCTATGCCACATACCAACACCACCAAATTCATCAACCAATTCATAACCATAAGGTGTCAATAAAACGGCTAATATTGGCGTGCCAACGCGCAGTGTTGATAATGCGCTACACACACGTCTCAGTTGTTGCCTACCTTTCCTGCGTACACTTTGACAATAAGAATGTTTAATTTCCACTATCATATAATGTTCGACGTTGTCAAAAACGCGTTTAAAGATAATATCAACTTCACCAAAATCCTGATGAATAATAACTTGATTCACACTCAAAACAGACATCTGTATATCAGCCTGAGCTTTGATATATAAGTCTTCCGTTTCGAAGCCACTCTGACACATGAATCCCTCATCATCAGTATCATCTGGCACTGACTCATTTAAATTACCATTCTTCCATAAAGCTACACACTCATCATACGTCCTGTGCAACATAACGCATTGTTGCTCCAAATTGTGTGTACTCGCAATCTTTTGCATTTGTGCTCTTCTCGTCTCATATATACTCTTGCCATGATTAAACCACTCCCTCAAAGCGCCATCAATATTTATAGCACATGCTTCCATGGGCGTTAAAATGCACTTCTTAGGTCTGAGATAACAATGCAATGACTTAAAAATAGAATTCTCATCTAATGCACCAATAAAACAACCCAATTCGTCATGATAAACGCTAGATCGCTTCAAAAATTCGAACTTAGTTTTATCTAAATATGGAACAATCTCAGAATTTTTATCAGGCATAGTATATTCCTGACCATATTCGGCCAATATCTCAGCACAGGACTTAATATTAAATGCATCGTACCCTTTTCTGACAGAACCAATATTATCATCGCCATAAGTAACGAGAGAAACGCAATCTCTAAAATCCAAATCATATCCATATAACCGCATGAATACACATCTCATATTGAGACTACCAGCAATACTATTAATTAAAACAGTCAAAGAGTTGCCACTTATGTGAGTACCGCTAGTTACAGAAATCATATCACCGTTCATGGCTATATAAGAATAAGCAATGTCCGCTGACATGGACTGCATAACGCGTATATCATCCGTGCTATAATTGCATTGTTTGGCACAATCAATCAAAATACCCAACGTTGCAAGGATCAATTGCGATGGTAATTTTTGATCATATTTACCATAATCACCACCAATAATCCTATCATCACCATACTTAAGTGCTTTCTTATAAAGTTGATCCCATTCTTGCGAATGGCAATTGACACCAACAGCGCACTCGCATAATAATGGATTAACTCCAACAAAACGAACAATTGGCAAAAAATATTTTCTGATCAAAAAAGTAAAGGCGACAGAGTTGCCATAAAAAATACGACATTTCTCTTTACTCACTACCAATGCTTCATCCTTTTTACACGCCTTAGCAATAAAATGATTGCGACAACCGTTTCTATAATTTTGCTCGGCTTCATGAATCAAATCCATAACTTCCTTCTTAAATATCCTGTTATACATCCCATGTTCATCCTTCGCTTCCATATCTACTACATATTTACTCTTAGGTCCTGTGAGTGGATAACCTATGGAAGTGCTCATATTAATGGCATCTATAAAACGAACCCCAGGCATACCATTAATATTCTCCTTTGTGGTCAAAGGCCGCATAACTGTCCAATATTTTTGCTTAATAACCTTAAGCAAAGGCTTCTTGTAATCAGCTATGGCCCTAAACAACAATTCGTGTTCAAACTCTTTGGCGGGAATACTTGCATTCGATAAACACTTCTGCCATCCATACCATTCAGGTTTAAATTTTGGAGGACCCCAAACATTAGCTACGCCACAAACGTTAGTGATGGTTTCACTAATTGGTGTGCTACGCACACAACTGTAACTTGTTGACGCACCAACACAACTTCCATAATATTGATATTGAGATCCGATAGGCAAATAATTCAATGGGCTCTTTCTATGAAGGGGATCACCAGTCATAATGCGTACTCCTAACATATGGGGTCTAAATTCAGAATCACTTCCCCCAACTACCAAACCATCCCATGAGGATAGCTCTGCAATAGCGTTAGTAATTTCTTTGACAGTCAAAACACCTGCACATCCACGTGGAGTGTCAGCAATTCCTCCCAAATGAAAACCAACTATATATGGTTTACTAGTGTCGGCTACCCAAACAGCGCCACACATACCCTGAAATGTATTACGATCAAAATTCGAATAAACAGATCCGTAAAATGGACATGTACCATTTGTTGTGGTCTTAAAGCTGTGCAAAGCACGACCCGAAACACACTCACCAACTTTTGAACGCCAAACCATGTTTGCAACTTGCTGCCCCTTAGGCTTATCCAAAGGAAAATAGTCGACAATATTCTTAAACGATCCTCCACTAGATACATGACAAATGCGAAGATCTGTATTAGGAATTAATAAACTATTCAACTTGCTAACGCGTGTTTGGAACTTTCCACCACATGCATCAGCATCATCCTTATAGCATACTAATTCTAATTCATCACT